GATACAGCCGCTACCGGAGCAATAGGCATGACTGCCCCTATTGCGGCGGCGGCTATCAGCCTTGACCCAATGATTGACCTTGAGCTTCGCGTAGCCAGCATGGTGATTGGTATCTTGGTCGGATTAGCATCATTTGCAAAGCTAGCCTACGATCTCTACGCAGACCACAAGAACAGGAACAAATGAAGAAACTTCTTATTGTATGTGCATCTATAATTCTTATTGGATGTGCGTCCAATAAAGAGAAAGTTTCCTATACTGCTCCTTCTGTTGTAGCGGTTCGCACTTCGGTTGAAAAATTAAAGCCGCTTGTAAAGCAAGAGGGGCAAAAGGCACTCAGCAACCTTGAGTCTGCGATTACAAATTACGAGGCACAAGTTGATCAGCAATCCAAGGAGCTAAACAAGGCACAGAATGATGTTGTATACTGGCATAGCAAGCAAGAGAAGGCTTTAAAGGAACTATGGTTTTGGCGGGGAATTGCGATTGTCTCCATCCTATGCGTTGTGGGGTATATCGGGATCAAGACAGCTTGGCGATTTGCTTTGTGAACAAAGAACAGTTAATCTCATCAAAGTTATCCCAGAAGGCATCGGAGTCAAAAAAAGCCCTTTATGGGCTTTTAGCCTGTGCGTGTGTCCTGTTTGTTTTTGTTATTTCTGCATTCCTAATAATGAGCCATGCGGAAGTAGCGAAAGACATAATGGAATTAGCAAACCTTTGCGTGATGGCGTTTGCTGCTCTTGCGACAACATTAATCACAGGGCAAGCAGTAGTTGACTTTAAGGGAATGAGCGTCCTTCAGCATTTAGACGAATCTCAAGATATACATTCCAACCAAGAATTGCCGGATTCAGAAACTCATATCACAGAGCTTCGCAGAGATCCCAAAGACTATCTGCTGACACATGACACAACGATTTAAGTCGTTCCTTCCGTTCATATTTGAACACGAATGCGTCTTTGCCAAGGGGCATTACGGGGACTACAAGTTCGTCGTTGCAGAGGAAGTTGAAGGGGATGACGGAGGGGTCACCAAGTGGGGATGCGACTTCAGAGAATTCAAAGAGAGTCCTTTTAATCTTAGTGTTGACGACATACGCAATCTCACGATGGATGGAGCGACTAATTTGTACTGGAGAAATTGGAATCGGTTCCATGTAGAAGACATGAAGTATCCTCTGGGAGAAGTTTGGTTCAATTGCAAAATTGTAAGCGGTGTTAAGCAGGCGAATTTGATCCTGAACAGGACAAACCATGACCCAATTGCATTTATTAATGATCAAAAACGAGTAAACTCGTTAATTGTCGAAAAACACCCATACGATCAAAAATTTCTGGCAGGATGGAATAAAAGACTTGAAGACCTCGCGTGTTTCGTGCATGTCAAGACCTTGTGATTCCTCCGAGGCCAGAAACAATAACAGAATGCGAGTGGAATAATCTCCAGAAAGCTATTGGTATCATCACAGAACATTTTCCAAACCTTGCAGTATTTATTAATTGGGTTGACGAAGATGGCGATACTCAACACACCCACATCTTGCAGGGAAATAAATTTGCTATTCAGAATCATGTTGGGAAATGGGTTGATGGCGATTTTGATCCAGATGACGAACAAGAAAAGGAATTCCACTAATGGCAAACATAATTCACAAATGGAAAAGGCTACTCGCAATATCGTGTAGTCATGCAAAATATATTGATGAAGAAGCATGGGATCATGTCTTAAAATTTAAAGACAAATTTTCGCCGGATACGATTCTTCATCTAGGAGATTTCATCGACCTTACTGCGCTCATGGGTAATGGATTAGGATCAGGCAACGATGGAGACGAAGTAACACCCGACATTGATACTGGATTAACGCACTTGCGAGAACTTATGGCAGGATGTAAAGATCCATACATTCTTTGTGGAAACCATGAAGACAGAGCGTGGAAGCTAACTTATTCTAAAAACAGCGTTACTGCTTACTGCGCTTATAAAATTATCCAGTCCATTGAAGATACTGCTCAAAAGTTAAAAGCTCGCCTCGTTCCATATACAGGTATTGAGCAGATTGTAGACATTGCTGATATTGGTTTTACCCATGGTACGATTTACAATGAACAGGCAGCTAGAGACATGGCTTCGGCCTATTGCGATGGGAAACGCAGAAAAATAGTATTTGGACACACCCACAAAGTAGCAACAGCAAGTGCTAAAACAAAGCACGGCGGAACAGGCTACAATATTGGAACTCTAACAAGGCGAGGGGCTTTGGAGTATGCCAAGAACCGACCTAGCACATTCGCATGGACGCAAGCATTTATCTGGGGACACTATTGTGAATCCCTGAACCAATCCTCGCTACAAATAACACAAAGGCAACACGGCGAGGTGTGGAGGTTGCCGCTATAAAAATGAAAACAAATAAATCTGCTAACGACTGGCTTCAAGAAATGATGAATGAAAGTTTTTCTACTGGAAATGTAGACGAAGTGCCGGATGGATGGATAAACCTGCAAGTAATGGCTCAAAAAATGTCATTGCCAATCACCACAATGCATTCAAGGGTAAATAAACTAATCAAACTTAATAAACTTCATCGCAAGAAATTTAGAATTGATACGGGAAGGGGTATAACTGCTGTTTGGCATTATTCACCAACTTCGGAACCATAAGATGTGACTTGCATTATGAATATTAATCATTAGCATCCATCCATATGTCTTGCGGATGCTCTGGCTCAGATTATGGATATGGCGGTGCGTATAATGGCGTTTGTAACCCTGATACGCCGTATCCTTCCGTATCACATGAGTCTGTTCCCAGCTTGATAGATAATCTGGTAAATGCCCTGTACGGAACAATTACAAAGGATGTGTATCAAGGTAAGGTTGTTTGGAATATCCCATGCGACCCTAATAATACTGCTGCAATTACTGGATACCCAAGAGAGGTGGGAGAGGGACTTCTTTGTTATATCATTAGGGTCTTGAACATTATACCAATTCCGGCTAACCAAGTTACCCTGAATGGAGTACAGACTCTAACCAACAAAACGCTAACATCACCTGCAATCACCAATCCTACCATTACTGGAACTGGTTCTATTGCAGGAGTTTTTACAGGAAACATTACTGGCAATGTTACTGGCAATGTTACTGGAAACATAACTGGGAGCGTAACAGGAAATGTTACTGGTAATGTCACGGGTTCCTCTGGATCTTGTACTGGCAACGCAGCTACAGCGACTCTTGCAACTAATGCTACAAACGCTTCTAACGCAACTAATGCCACAAATGCAACAAATGCAACTAATGCAACTAATGCTGTAAATTTGACTGGCTCTCTTACTGGAACTGCTTTATCTCAAACCATTACAAACGCCCTTATCTTTGGATAATCTATGAAAACAATACTCCCATCTTCCGTAAACCCTACTTTCACCCCTGCTGGAGCAGGGGCGGGTACTCTTAATTTTACAACAGCCGTAACTGCTTATGGTTTTAACTTTACAAGACTATTGGCTGTCATTGACTTGACGACGAATGTTATTATTTTTGCCGCAGGAGCAAGTGGACTTGGTGGGACTTGGAATGCAGGAACTAATATTCTGACATTGGCTACCTCCACCTCATCTTCATCTTCTGGAGACCTTTTGGAAGTTATTTGGGATGATCCAAGCTGCCCGATAGTCCTTGCACCTCCTACTCTTAATACTGCAAACTCTAGCGTATTGCATTTAGTTGCATCTGATGGACTAAATCTCACATCTGTTAAATCAAGTGCCGGAATTCTTTTGGGAGTATATTTTGGGATGGGGGCGTTGGCAGGTAATACAGTTTATACATTAAAATTTTATGATTCGGTAAGTAGCTCTGTAGTAGTTGGAACAACTCCAGTTAAATTATCATTTGTTATAGGTGGATACAATGGTTTTGGTGGAAACTCTAATTTTATGCCACCAACAGGAGTAAAGTTTTCTACAGGAATTTCATTTGCAATTACAGGCACATTGCCAGATTCAAGTACTACTCCTATAACTGGAAATAATTGCCTTTTAGATGTGCATTATATTTAATCATGTCCTGCGATCCTTTACCATTTGGTCAAAACAATCCTCCAGTAGGTAACCCATACGGATCTGCCTGCCGACTAGATATACCATATCCTAGCGTCTCGCATGAGAGCGTTCCATCCCTCATTGATAATCTTGTCAATGCATTGTATGGAAAGATCACGAAGTCGGTAGTGAATCGGCAAGTAATTTGGAATGTCCCTTGCGATCCAAACAACACGGCATCTATATTGGGTATTTCTCGCAACTCAGGTGAGGGTCTTATGTGTTATTTTATTAGGGCATTTGGTCAGTTTGTAAACCCTAATGCATCACCTGTACAAAAGGGAGAACTTGTTATTCAAACGCTTAACAATACAAATCTTGTATTTAAGTATCAAGGATCAGATGGAATTGTTAGATCATCAACCTTGACACTATCTTAATATAGCAATTACAACTTAAACACTTATGGCACACGAAAAAATTAATTTACCCGAAGGATTTCACGATCTTGGAGAAGACCTTTCAATGAAAGGCGCGGATCACATTGAAAAAGTTGAAGCCGAGGCCGACACGCACATTCACTACCCTTCACTCTGGTTCCACGAAAAGAATGCCCTGAAGGATCTTCCCAAGGATGGAACCGCCGTTATTCATTACAAGAAAGTAATGGAGCGCGAAGAAAAGGTAATGGTAAACGGGAAAGAAGTATCCCGCTATACAACTGAACTTGAGATCCATGGGATCAAGGCCGGAGAAGCCACAGAATCTGCCGAGGAAAAGTCCGAGGAACCTAACGATGAGGATGCCATCGACATGGGTCTAAAAGCAGCGTCCGAAACAACCAACGACTAATATTATGGCTGACAAGACTATGCCCCCTACCGAACAACCTGACGCTCCCATGCAAGGAATGGGACAAGCTCCTGCCGGAGACATGGCCCCTCCAATGCCGCAAGGCGTGGATGATGGATCCGTTATGATCTCCATGCCCAAAGTTGCCTTTGACGCAATTCATCAGCTTATTTCACAACTCGCATCTGGAGTTGATAGCCTAGCTCAAAGCGTTGCACAGCAAACTGGAGCAAGCGCAGGCGGGCCTCCTACCGAGATGCCTCCTTCCGCTCCCGCTGGTGGCTCACAAGGCGGTGCTGGTAGCGACGAGGATTTCCTAAACAGCATGGCTAAAGAAGGAAGCCAAAAATAACCCATCTTAAATGTTCGTCAGCGAGATCATTGACGAGGCTTCTGAAATTCTTGCAACCACAGATCAGGCCAAGGTATTTCGTAAGCTGACCGAGGCAGTCCAGACCCTTATGGAGTCTGGGCATTACTTCCATATTAATCAGGAGGTAGATGTCTGCACGGGATGGGATGGTCAGACAATCACGCTCCCTCGCGGGATTGAAGTTCCTCTCGCCATTAATATTGACGGATCTCCCACCTATTTCAGGGGACGGCTGTTCCAATACAATGTCAACAAGGGAGGGATGTATAATCCCGTTTCATGGGCATGGGATGATAGGGGATTTGTCAGCACGATCATGGATATCCGCCAGCCCTCTCAGCTTGTGGCGGTCGCAGAACACCAAGCGGATGCCGGAATTCAGATCCGAGTGATAGGAACTGACAGCAACAATCGCGAACTTCGCACACAATTGCCCGATGGAACAAAAGTTGATGGATTGCTTGTACCTGTACACGCCCAATCTGATTTTCCATATGGAACAATTGAGCCTGATGGAGTTACAATCCAAACTCGCAGCGTTTCAGTATCACCCATCACAAAATTCATATCTCAAACGGTACATCAACTGGCATCTGGTCAGTCCGCTATCCTGAGCCTTGCAAGTGGAACCCTTCCTAGCGTTCTGATAGCAAGTAAAACCTATTACATTGGCGTAGATGACAGCTATACGATCCAGCTTTACGAAAACTCTTTGGATGCAAAGTCTAAAAACAACCCTGTATCGCTTCAAAGTATTGTCGGTTCTACCACCAATGGTGTTGTGCTTACGGATTCAAGAAATACATCTCTACTTACTAGCATCAACCTTGTAAATGGAGTCCCGTCAATATCTCTGGATTCTCCAAATGAAATTACTTTTTCTGCGGCAACAGGAGGATCTTTTTCAGGATCATTGCCTTCGCCTCTAGTAGAAAACACGACATACTTTACGCAAAATCTGGACAATCAGAACCTGCAAGTATTCGGATCATTCTCTGACGCTCAAAACAACATCAATCCTATCTTTCTTTCTGGCAATAGCGGTCAGTTCAATGTTGATCTTCGTAAGCCAATCTCACCTGAAACCACATTTAAGTTTTCAGTTCCTCACTACTACAATCAAAACGATTCCGTTCAGGCGTATACCTCTGGTGGAACGCTTCCTCCTCCCCTGCTTGCTGGTCAGAACTATTTTGTCAATGTCATTGACACAACTACGATCTCTTTGCACACGAATGCTGCTGATTCTGCGGCATCATCTGCAAGCGTTCTTGTAAACCCGATTACCATTACCGCTGGACTTATCGGAACTAGCGCACTCGTTAAACTCATCCCTGCCGTTGCCAGCACAGGTACTACCAGTCAAATTACAGCCGCTGGATTAAACATTCAGACTCCTACGGGTTCTGGAGCAACCGCAACGGCAGTAGTTGTCGGCGGAGTCACAAGCGTACAAGTGATTACTGGAGGAAAGGGCTATACTAACGCCCCTATCGTTACTTTTTCTGCACCTCCAACCCCTCCCACAGGAACTTCGCAAATAACTTCTAATACAGAAGGGTATGCGGTGATGATTCCAGATGCTTCTGGTTCACAAACATACGCCCTTGGGTCAATCGTTATTACACAAGCTGGTCAAGGGTATATTACGGCCCCTACGATTACAATTTCACCTCCGCAAGCAAATATTTACTTCACGGCTACCATGACTTCTGGAAGCGCGGACATTGTTGTCAGTTCATCCAACGGATTGGCAGCGGGACAAAGCATCTTTGGAGATAATATTCCTGATGGAACAAAGATTTCTGCGGTAGTAGGACTCACAATAACCCTTACAAACGCAGTAACAGCAAGTGCAACAAATGTATCTTGCGTAGCTGTATCTGGAACTTCTGCAAATGGCGCACGGGCTGTTGCAAAGCTACAGACATCTTTTGTTTCTTATATCACAGTCCCCTCCGGCGGAAGCGGAGTTAATTATGCTTACGATCCAATCGTAAGAATTACTGGTGGCGGAGGATCTGGTGCTACTGCCACAGCTAAAGCCAGCAATGGTGCTGTGACCGCAATAACAATCGTCACCGAAGGCACAGGGTACACATCCCCTCCAAATGTGGAAATCACACCATCTACTGGTGTGCAAATTGAGTTTTCTTCTACTGGAACATTACCTGCTCCGCTTCAGGCCGGAGTTGCATACAGGGCAGAGGCTCCCCTCAACACTAGCACGGGAACATTTACAATCCTCAATTCGGATTACTCGAAGGTAACTATTACTGGCGCATCATCTGGTGACTTTTATGTGTCGCTATCTAGGGCTTTCAGCATCGGATTTAACGGAGTTTGGACTGGTGATTTCAATGGAGTAAATACAGGTGATACAATTTACCTTGCCTCTGACTATCTCCTACCTACTGGATTTAGTCCCAATGTCCCTTATACGCTTCAAAAAATAAGCAGCAAAACTGCCAATGTATACCTTAACGGATCTTTGGTTAAACCAACCGCTGTTGGAGTTGGTCAATCATATTTTTCAATTCGCGTTCCTGCATATGCAAAGGCATACATTCCATCTGACAATAGCACCAATAGATCTGCACTCTTAACGCCTAGCTCAGTCGAGTACCTCACAAATGGCGAGGTGGTTCAGTTTGCATCTACTGGCAACCTCCCATATGGGCTTGCTGCAAACACAAATTACTTTGTGCATATTTCCGGCAACAATATCTACCTTACGAATTCCAATGGAACACCCGTTACATTCATGAATGGGTCGATACCATCACTTGGTGTTGGTCAACTCAGCATGAAGATCATACGCAGCTTTACGCCGGAGTCATCTACTAGCATTGCAGCACCTAATTCTATCTTTGATACTGGTGATCAAGTAAGCGTAAGGCCAAATACTGGAGATGTTCTGCCCAATAGCCTAACAGCAAGCACGCAGGCAAATCCCGTGCTGTACTATGCACGCTTTGTTGATGCAAATACCATTGAGCTTTACCCAACACTAGCACAAGCAACCAACTTGGTATCTACAGATGGTAGAATTTCGTATCAAAGCACGGGAAATTCTGTATCTAGCACATTCTTTATTGATTCAATCCTCGCTCCAACTCTGGTAAAAGCAATCCTTCACATCGAAAAGCCGATTACTCAAGGTTATGTTAGCCTTTACGCCTACGATTATGGTCGCAGCAACGACATGGCATTGATTGGTCAGTACCATCCGAGCGAAGTTAACCCGAAATACCGCCGGATTCGCATCGGTCAGCAATGTTCATGGGCTAGGATCATCTACCGCATGGCCCACCCCACAATCACCAGCGTTTACGACTACATTCCGATTGAAAATACCCGTGCGATTATGGCTGGACTGCACGCCGTCGATCTTGAAGATAAGGACTTCACCGATCAGTCCGAAAAGTATTGGGCAAAGGCAATTGCATACCTTCGTAACCAGAACGAAAGTATGGCTGGACACGCAATGGAGAATATTCAGGTAAATAATCTGGTATACGGAGACGCTACTGACCCTGTTATAGATTCTGTCTATTATTGGTAATGAAAAGTCCGAACATCACATCCGGCAGGCAGATAAAAGCCACCGCATCGTGGATGCATGGCATGAATTCCGTTAGGAATCCTTGGACGCTTCCTGAAGACCAGTACAAATTCGGTCAGAATATTACTTGCAGGGGCGGAGTGGTTCAGACCCGCAATGGGTTTAAAATGAAATTATCGCTACCTGCCGGAAACTTCCAAGGCGGTGTAGTATTTAACGCAAACAAGCAATTTCAAGCGGCTCAAACAATAACAAACCAAGCGGGAGTTGCGATTACGCAGCAGGCCGCTGTATATAACCCAGATGGCAATGGCGTTGCTGTTTCTGAAATTACTTATGCGGTTTTCTGTGTTGACGGAAAAGTATACTATGCGCCGTTTCCGCTTACTCAACCGCGTTCTTGGGATGAATACAGGCTTTCCAATATTTCGCTCGACCCGAATATAAAGAATGTAAATTTCATTATTGCTACGCAGTCTGCATCACTTGGTAATAGCTCGACGACGACCGTTGTCCCCTCCCACCGCCTAGTCATCGTCCAAGATGGTATAAATCAAGCCGGATACTGGGACGGCTCTGACAAGTCTGGTCAGATCGCTGAAAAGATGCCCATCGGATACTGGATGGCATACTCAGGAAGTCGCCTGTGGGTGGCGACTGGCAACATTATTGCCGCATCCGACCTTGCAGACCCGCTGAGTTGGAAAGAACGAACCGAGGGAGCCGGAAGAGGTGACTTCAGCGTCCCAAGGCCAGTTACTGCGATGCACGATTATGTCGGTCAAAACAACGACACTCGACTTTATGTATTTACTGATCAATCCACATACAGCTTAGCGAGCGGCGTGTTAGATCGCGCCCAATGGGGAGTTACTCCCAACTTCCAATCTACCTTATATCCTACCATCGGATGTATTGCTGGAAACAGCATCGCATTCCAAGCTGGCATGATGTGGTGGTACTCTCAGGGAGGTCTTGTCAGCGTCGATGTGGCCTCATCCTCGTATCTGTCTAGTCAGGTTCTATACAAGGATATTGAAATGGCTAAGGCAAAGAGGCTCATGGCGGCAGATGCCAGCAGCGTATGCGCGGCATCGTTTGAGAATTATCTGCTGTACAGCATCCCGTATCTGGAGCCTACGAACAGCGTTACAATGGTCTTGGATTATGCTCCGGCATCAGAATGGAATCAGACAAAAGTTCCTGCATGGGCTGGAGTTTGGACTGGTATCCGGCCTGTCTGCTGGTCTTCAAACATTATATCTGGTCAGCCTCGCATCTTTGCATTCTCAGTAGACTATGCCAGCACCAGCGATGGTTCATTCAATCATATGTGGGAGGCGTTCTCGCCGGAGCGTTATGACACATACTTGCAAATCAATCAGGACGGCACTACAGACGAGCTTGTTAATAGGATTTACTGCCAGTTTGAGACCGCCTTGCTGGGCGACTCAATGGATATGAAGCAACTGGCTTATGGGGAGTTGGATTGCTCTCAGATTGCTGGAACGGTCGATGTGAAGGTATCGTACCGAGGCACAAAGGGAACATATAGCCCCATCCTGAATACCAGAATCCTAGCAGCAACAGAGCCTTATCAGTTTGAAACCAGCCAATACGCTTCGCAAATTGCAAAACTTGGAATTTTACAAACACAATCTCGCAGGCTAACTACTGAAAATGTTTCTCGCCTTACTTCAACTTCCTGTGAATCAACTTACACATACGATGTGGACAAGGCGTTTAGCTTCTTAGTTGAATGGTGTGGAGCTATGGGTGTTGATGCAATCCGTATGTTCCAAGACCTCTGGTCAGAAAAGTCAGTAGGATTGCCAAGCTCAAACGAGACACAATATTGCGTAGTTGGCGAGGACGGGGTTAGTGAGAAAGTTGATCTCGCTCCGGCTCCACAAGAATCTGCTGGCAATGCAATAAACTCATGGTCTAGCACGCAAACACGAACCATAACTCTCCGTTGCAACAACTCAACGCCTGCTGTGTCGGCAACCGCTACAGCATCGTTCACAAGCTATACCTCGCTCGATGACGCAATCCAACAGGCATCTAACCTTGCAACTCAAGAAGCAACGAACTCTGCCCAGCAATACCGACTAGCCAACCCATGCTAAAAAATGCCTACGATCCAAGACGCAAGTAAGCAGGTTAATCACTTCCCGAACCTATTCATTAGCCCATACGGGAATGATGGTGTTATACCTTTGTATTCAAGCATACCAATTGATAATCGGACATCTAGCGGTTGCTTGCCATGTGTATTGTGTGGCAATTCCGTAACAAGGGATCAAGTTGTGTCCCAACAAGGTCAGAATTATCAATCTTCGCTTGCAAATGGCATTCAGGTAGCTATAGGAACTTAATCATGCGATCATCAATAAATTACAAATATATCCCACCAAACACACAAGAATTTCACCAACTCAAGACATTTGCTAAGTCATTTGATCATGAAATTAATGAACACCCCAATGTAAATGTATATGCACACTATCGCGACGACACTCTCTTCGGATATTCGGATCATGTTCATCTGCCTACCATCTATCCTGCTTTTCATCCGGCTCTCACTAGGCCGAGGGATGTAATTCAAGTAATGAACGACTGGAAAACACACACTCAGCTTTCCGGCAGGCTAAGTTACATAGGTGTGCCATTAGAAACTGACACGCATAGGATGAATTTTCCTGAAGAAACAATGAATAAATTAGGTCTTGTCAGGTTAAAGAGAGAAATCTATAGTCCGGCTTAATTATGGGCGGCTCATCATCTCCTAATCCTGCTAATTATATTTCTAAGCCAGATAATTCTTTGGCTCTGGCACAAATTGCCATGCAGTCACAGCTTGGTCAGAATGCACTAACAAATCAGAGCGAACTGCTTAAATTGGTTTCTTCGATCCCTCAGCAGGCTTATACTCCCGATGTATACGGGCCATCTGGTCAACTAGAGCAAGCAAACAAAGTAGCCGCTATCAATGCCTACAACAGCCAGAAGCTAGAGCAGATGCAAAATCCAGAAGCCGCAGCCGCAAGGTCTGAACTAAATAAAGCGTCATATCAGGATGTGACACCAAATTATTGGCAGAACACCATGAATCAATACGGGAATAAGACTGGCCTAATTTAATATGGTTAACCAAGATTCTTCAGGTAATTATTTGTGGTCTGATCAGCTTAACAACTGGTCAAAGACTAAGGGTCTTGAGAATTACCTTGGTACTGGGTTAAAAGATAGCACCATCGGAAAAAGTGGTTTTTATGATGCCGCAACACAGCAAGGATCGGCTCTTCGCGCACAAAATATTGCTCAAGCGCAAGCATTAATCGGACAACCTCCAGTTACTGGCATCAACCCTACCGCTGGCGCACAACAGCTTGAGTCTGCCGCAGCACAACGCGCAAAATTGGGTAGGGAAATAATTAATTCAGCGATTCAAGGGGCGCAAGGCAACGCACAATCGAATATGGACTGGATTAATCAAATGATGGGTTCTGAATCTCAAGCAGTTAATGCAAACAATCAGAATTGGCAGAATTACCAGCAAGCAATGTACCAAGGGGCCGTCAACGATGCACAATCAAAAAATTCTGCTACTGGATCAATGTATGCCGCCGGAGGAGCAGCGGCTGGAGCCATTGCACTTGCAGCGGCTGTTGCTATTTAATGAATGAAACATACACACAAAAATTAATATCTGAAACTAAGGAAAAAGCAAAAGAGTGGATAAATAGGTGGCCTAAGTCAGCCGTTCTTTGGAGCGGCGGCAAAGACTCTACTGCCCTACTTCATTTTTTGAAGTTTGCGTGCAATATTCACCTTCCTGTAGTCCAGTTCAGGGAGCCGTACTTTCGCGAAAGGTATGCCTATAGCGACAAGCTGATTAAATTGTGGGATCTTGAAATGCATGAGTACCCACCAATGAGGGTAGCAATAGCAGATGGCCCTGATGTAAATACGGGCAAGATGAGGTTTGATCTCCTGAAATATCAGCAATGGGGAACTAAATGTATTGTCCTGTCTCTGGGAACCGAGCGTCCTGTAGCGAATGAAAAGTATCTTTGCGGTATCGACTTTTTAGGCCGTCCTACTGGAAATTTTAATTGGCCTTGGCATGGAGTATTCATTGGAACAAAACAATGCGATACAGACCCTATTAAGGGCCATGTACCAATGACTCAGGACATCCGATACGCCGAGGGGTCTCCGATGAGCCTATATTTGCTTAGGGACTGGACTGATGATCAGGTGTATGCATGGCTAGAAGATCACGGGATATTGCCTGATCTTGATAGGTATGAGTTTGCTAATGGAGCTTGGGGTCACAAGTCCGATAAAAGTAAGAATGCCGACTATATTCCTACCTGCCTAAACTGCATTGATAGGCACACGGCTGGACAGCCTGCTTACTGCCCAAAACTAAAGGCTACCATTACAAATATGTCGCACATGGCTCCATACGAGGACATGGTATTCCCCGACCTTGGATTTCAACCAGTTTGGAACAAATAACATGATACACGAATTCAAAAGTCCAATTGATGTAGTTACTCCTACGGGAGATGGCTATTTATTCTATGTTCAGGCAGAGAGCGGGTGGCAAAATGATCTATTTGCTGTAATAATGCGAAATGGAGGACATATTCGTCACTTTAGGAGCGACCAGATAAAGTTCTATGCCAACGGAACTTGGGATATTAATAAAGATGTTGCCATAAACACTTAAAATCATTAATTTACGCCGCATGGGTGGAGCCAATCCAAATAACGAAGTAAGTATTCAACCTCTTCATGCTATCGATCCTAGAAATCGTGATGGCAGGGGATTCCAAGATGCTACCTATCAGCATCCATGGAGGATTGACAGCGCACACCCTGAAAAAGTTACAGAAGGAATGGCGCAAGGTGTTTCTAATTTTGCTCAAGGTATTTCTTCTGCCGCTGGTGCATATAAGGGAGCAACCCCCAATGCATCTAGTGGATATAATTCTGTCACAGATGCACAACAAGCCGCTCCCTACGCTTATGGATATAGCAGGGATGGATCTTCGTATTACCCGCAAGCGAAAGGTGTTAATTACCAGCCCGATCAGATGGAAAGATTGTATGGGTACAACTACTAAATTTTTAACCTACAACAACAACTGAAAAACAACTAAAATTATGGGCGGAAATAGCTTCTTAAAACAAAGATGGTCTGCTGACCATGGATTATTCAATTGGAAGGGTGGAGGAAAAGGAGGCGGAGGTGGTATGGGTATGTACTCTGATCCACAGGCCGATTCCAATGCTGTTCTGATGGCATTTTTGTCCCAGCAGCAGGCTGCACAAGCCGCTGCACAAGCCGCCGCTCTGAAGGCACAGCAAGACGCTATCTACAACTCGCAAGTTCAAGCCGCAAATACAGCCGGATCTCAAGGAGCGCAACAAGCAGCACAACAAATTGGATTGCAAAACCAATATCAGCAAGCTCAGGACGCATCCGCGTTGAAGGCTTATCAATCAGCAATGGCTGGAACTGGTGCAAATGTTACAGGAGGTGCTTTCAATCTTGGACAGGCACAGCAGAACAAAATCTCCAACCTTGGATCTGCTTCTGGATATATGCCCAATACTGCATACAATCAAATCGCCAACCCTAAGATTTACAATCCTGCCGCAACTACAGCCGCTCAAATTACTCCAACTAGCAACACGGGGGTTACTGCGGCAAATATTATTGGCAATAAACAAGAAGCTAGCACGCTGGGAGGTAGGTAATATGGGCGGATCTAAAGCAGGTGGTGGTGGTTATTATCAGTCACAACCACAACAAACAGATCAGAGTGGATTGTTGGCTATAATGCAACAACAAGCTGCTGCTGCTGCTGCCGCCGCTGCTGCCCAAAAGAAATCCCAAGAAGATGCGGCATACAATACCGCAATCACAAATGCCAACACGCAGGCTCAAAAGGGTACTGATACGGCAAAACAACAAATCTCTGCATCGAATCAACAGCAGGTTACAAAAGACGCTTCTGTAACATCAACCACCCCGTATGCAAGTTCAGCGACTACGGCCATTGGCGGGGCTTTTAATCCTGCTACCGCCAAAGGAGCTTCTTTGGGTAATATTGGACAGGCCGGAGGCGCGGGAATAGCTTCTCCCAAGCAAGTTGGTGCTGGAGCATCTGCTACCGCCCCTGTCGTCAATACTACAGGAGCTTCCACAAATATGTTTGCGTCACCATCAGTTCAAGGTATCAACCTTGGTGGAAGTTAAAATTTTATGGCACTAGAAACTCAAGGCTTTAATATCCAAGTTCCTACCCCTGACTTAGCCCAAGGGTATCAGCTTTCGGGGTTAAAGCCCTTGTCGTTTGCCGGAGGTCAATCATCTCCAATTAAAATTTCTCCCCTTGCCGGATGGAGTGTTCCATCAGCACGCCCTGAGATAGTTAGCGAAGGAATTGGGTCTGGTATTTCTCAGGCCGCACAGGGAATTTCGCAAGGGATTCAGGCAATCTATCTGAATAAACAAAAGCAGGCAGAAAAGGATCAAGAGATTCAGCTAAAGCGTGAGGAGAGGGCTAGTCAGGAAAAAATTGCTGGCATAAAATCAGCAGAGTCTAATGAATTGGCAAATTTGCGGTTGGAAGAAACGCGCAGGCACAATCAAGAAATGGAAAATTTCAAGCAACACATGATAGATGCTGGTGCTAAGGGATTTACAAACCTACAGCTTCCTTCTTTTGGAGAATATAAAGATTCTACCCCTCCAACTCCTGCAAGTACAATTTCTGACAAGTACAATCGTGAGGAAATTAAAACAGATGCTGATTTTGGGAAATTACCCACAGATAAAGAAATTGAAGAAATGGGAGGCACAGACTTTGGTACTGGATCAGAACCTCCAAAAGATGTTCTTCCGGCTCCTAAAAACCCACTTGGCGACATTACTAGCCCAGTCCCAACAACGGAAGCACCTACAATTTTCAACAATCAACAAGCACTTAAACAACTTTCTAATGTAGATTGGGCTAACCAGAATGGATTTGGTGCTGGACTTGGTGCTGGAGCATCTGTTTCTGCTACTCCTACACAGCCTTCGTTACTGCGTAATCCCAAACAATATTTCAATTCATTGTCCAATCTAGGGGGGATGAATAACCAAGAATCAGCAACATTGGAGAGGGTGTTGGGAATCATGGATGGTAATCAGGCACTTGCTAGTCAAAAAGCACCAGTAATACCTGAATACGAAAAAGAGCTTCATAAAAACTATAAAGGAATTCCTGATCAAACAGCCCAAGCTATTCTTGAATATTCAAAAGCTCGCGGCATGAAAGATATTGAACTTCCAGTCCTTACTGGAGTTGGAAATGGCATGACTGAAGTAAAATGGCCTACTGCTGCCGATGTAAAAAAGGCTTCAATGTTTGGTGATCTTGGTGAGCAAAGACTAAAGCAGCGTCAGGAGTTTAAGGAGATTGATTCTTTCAATCAATCGGTTGATAAATTTAACCAAGATACCGCGGTTAAACAGGCCAAGGATAAGATAAAGCCTACTATGGAGAAATTCTTTGGCGATCTGACAACACTTGTTGAAATGGGAGAAAACTATGGCAATAGGTCACAACTTGATCAGAGCTTAATGGATCAATATGTGCGATTTGCTACTGGTAATGTTCCTACGCACAATCAGTACGAAATGCTTACCAACAACAGGCCGCTTTGGAATAAATTGCAAACTCTGGCTTTTAAGAATGTTCCGGCATCATCGACAAATCTTCTTACTCCTGAAGAAAGAAAAGAAATGGCTGAATCCATGACCAAGGTTCTTAATATGGAGCATGAGGGGCTTAATACTTTGGTAGCTAGCAAAAACCGCATGATTGACCGATTGGAAAGCCAAAATATTACTGAAGACAATCGCGCTCACAAGTATCCAATTCTTCGCTTGCAGGGAGATGTTGAAAAAGAAATATCTCAAACAGAGAAGGAAATGAATGATGCGTGGGGCAATAGAAAAAACAAGCAACCGAAAGACGTTGAAGCATATAAAAAGGCCACCCAGCGTCATATGCAGTTATTAAAGGATTTGGATATTGCAAAAACTGGCATTCCTGCCAATTTCGATGACTTAAAGCAATACGGAGAAGTCATTAATGGCGTTCGCTATCCTGCTGGATGGTCTGGACGACTGATATATCACGAAACTCCTCAACAGCCAATTTTCATAGCACCAGATGGCGGCACAAACTAACACAGACTCTGATGTACTGCTCCCTCCTGACGAACAAATCAAAAGGAACAAGGAATCTGTTTTAACGCCATCCAAAACAGAGAATACAGAGCAAAAGGCTGAAACTCAGCAAGTATACAAAAGTCCTGAAGATCAGATTGCTGAAAACAAGGCATCTGTAACTGGTGAAAGTTTTCTTCCTCCAGATCAACAAATAGCTCAAAACAAAACATCGGTTAGCAAACAAAAGCAGCCGCAAGAAGATAATTCGCTAATTGCACAAGCGTCAAAGTTTGATCCTGAAAATCCTGATTATATGATTCAGGATTACATTAATAATACTACGGACGGGAAAGCTATTTACGAACTACATAAAGCCAACCCAAAGCTGAAATTTGGTGTTAAGCAGAGCTTGGCGATGATGGACTACTACAATAGTCCGCAAAATACAGATAGGCATCCGTTTGTTAATGCAGCTACTGGATTGGCTAACTTTTTTGGCAAGGCATACTCAGGGGTAGGAACTACGGCAAAGGATGTTGCCGATGCCGCTGCCCCTCTTTCATTTCTTACAGGAATTCCTTCAACTGCATTGGGAATGGGCGAAGCAGGCACAAAGCAGGGTATGTTTGCTCCTAGTGATAGCTACGATTCTCAATACACGCAATGGGCAATGCAGGCTTATGCTGCACAGCGAGAGGGGAGGCCAGTACCGCCAAAACCACAACCGCCTAAAGAAGGCGAAAAGAGCGTGTACTACCAGTCTTTGGAAGATGAGAAAGCACAGGAAGATTATTTAAAAAAATACGCAGAATGGTCAAAGAATGCCGAATTTTTGGATTACATTACTGGCAAGGGGATGCCTGAAGAACCTAAATATAAGCAAGCAAAACCAACAGAAACGGAAAAACTAAAGGAAGTTGGGAAAGATATTTATAGTGTTGGTGGTTCTATTGGAGGAGTGCCTCTGGAAGTATATCAAATGGCGCGTAAGGCTCAAGAAGGCGGCATAGAACTTGCCGATAATCTTGGTCTGGCAATTGATGAAAGTGGACTTATTTCATGGAATCCTAAATCAAAGGCCGAGAAGTTGGTCAATTTCATGACCCGTAACGACATTGATGCAGATAGAGCGCGGGTAAATGCTAAAGCTCCAAGCAACATTGGAAAGATACTTTACTATGCTGGTGAAGCACCTACGGAAGATGGAGGCCAGCAAAGCTACGCACAGCTTTTAAGACCGTTACTTGCAAGTTATCTTGTACCCAGCGTTAAAGAGCGGATGCTTAAAGATCCTACACTTACAGAGGGTCAAGCTACTCAACAATGGATGAAAGACTCGCAGAATTGGGGATCTGCAACGCTTCAAAAGTGGGCATCTCAGCTTCCAAAAGAAAAGGAAGATGTGGCTACAGCCGCTCAATTGTTTATCCCTGAAGCAAATGTTTTCGGCCCCGCTATGGAGGCATTAAATATTGCTGGAAAAGGTTTCCGAGAGGCGGCAAGACTTAACGAGCTAGAGTCTCTGCTACCGCAGGCTATGGCAATGACAGATATTGCTCAGACAGCAAGGGAAGGAGGAACATTTTTGGTTGATGAAAGGGGAAACATTACCGCCGCTCCCAAAGAAAATGCACCACCTCGCACAAAAGAACAGATGCGAGAGGATAAGTACAATTCTAATCTCCTGCACAAAGATTTGCAGGATAAGATTGAGGCAGAGCGTCTTGAGAGGGGAAATGGTACTGAAATCAAACTTGGCCCGTGGGGTGTTCCTAAACCATACCTTTGGGCTAATGGAATAAGCCAAAATGCCAATGCAGCAGCCGATGCTCTTAAAAAATATGCTACTACTGGAGCATTGGGTACGGCTATACCGTTTACTACAGGAGCTATTGGGGCGTATGGGAACCGCAATGAAGGGCCGCTTGGAATGGCAGCCGGATTTCTCAAGGGAGTTGAATATGGAGCCGCCGGAGAGCTTGCCGGATATGGCGCACTTAGGGGAATTGGAAGTACTGCCGGAGTTCTTGCAGACCTTGGCAAAGTCCAACAAGGGCTTCGTGGGACTGGTGGGAATGTTTTTCAAATCGCCGGAAACCTTCCAACATCAACAAAGGCAACTCAAAATTTGTTTGGAGGTAAAATAGGCAAGATTAGCTCTCCAGTAGCGAATTGGTTTGCCCAAAACCTTGTTCCGATGGCTTACGGAGGTATTGAAGCGGGAACGCTTGCCGCAGCGATGGGAATTATTGAAAGCACGCCGCATGAGGATATGCCATCCGAGGTCGCAAATGGCATGGCTATGATGATGATTCCTCACATCATCTCGTCTGCAATCCATGAATCTCCAACCGCCAGAGAAAACAGAATCCGGCAGGAAAATGCTTCGATTTATTACGCAAAGAAGGACGCTTCTGATGAAACGAAGCGCAACATGAACGACATCCGCGACTACAGGAATGTGGTGAACAATCAGCGCGGTATCGTGGCGCAAAAGTACGAGGATCTACGCACGCTGGTGGTAAATCCAAAGTCGAAGCCAGAAGATATCAAGAAAGCTCAAGAAGACTACCAGCAAGCTGACGACAAGTTGACTCAGTTCATGAGTGCCAATTCCGAGACCATGAGAGAGTACGGAAGACAGCAGGATTTGCTGTTTTCCAATATCCATAGGGGGCTTAATGGGCCTCTGCTTGCTGGACAAAGCAATGTCGGTTTGGAAGTTCTTACAAAAGACCAGATCCTGCAAAGGCTAATAGATCAAAATAAGGAATTGGCAAGCACTCCGCAGGGCATGGCAAAGCTGGAGATGATTGCATCTCAGGACGGCTTCGTCGTCACTTCAGCCGGAGGAATTGAATTGCGTGCAGGAACAGACCTTGCAGACGCATTGAAAAATGACCCGATCATGTTTGATCCGAGCAAAACTACTGGAATCATCAATATGGACAACGCCAAGCGGCGTGCAGGGATTTACGGGTCTACAATTTACGATGCATTGACCCATGAAGGCGGTCATTTGTACGGACGCACAGAAGAGTTCCAAAAAACTAATTCGGAACTGCTTTCCGCGCTTTTCTCGACCAACATTTATCACGATGATGGAACAATAGCGTCCCAAGACACGGGTATGGTATCCAATGAGTTCCTGAAAGATCTCATGTGGAATAACTATTTGCGAGGCCGTACCGACGAGAAAAAGAAGGCTTGGCTTTCTTCTCAAGGAATGTGGGATGAGGCAAACAACCGAATGATTGACAAGGAAGTGATTCCGTACATGAGGGAAGAGTACATCGCTGAAATGGCTGGTAATTCGCTCCACTCAATGGTTCTCAATGGTGGAGAAACTGCTTTGATGCGGTGGGCTAGGACAAGCAATTCTAATAATATGCTAGGCAGAGCCGTTAATGCCGTACTTGGCGTTGGTGGCCCTAACCCAATGAAGCCATCGCCTGTACTTGGCATTGAGTTTACTCCTGAAATTCAGGCGGCTACCCAAAAATCGATCCAAGCGGTCAATGACTACAATGGTCATATCGCTCCTGTAATCGATTCTCAGCCAACTATTGAGATTTCTCAGAAAGACATGAAGAAGAACAAGGGTCTTCTTAAAAAGTACGGAGTTAATAGCGGGATGTATCAGACTCAGGTATACGCGACGATACGAAATGCGAAGGGCGAAGTTGTTTCCAAGGTTTCTGTTGCCAATCCATCAGCCGCCGAAGGTAGCTGGAAGGTAGATCCGTCGACTGGCAGGCCAGTACAAACAAAAGGGTACGGACAGATCCCAGACGAAGTTAATAATGTCCAGATACCTGAAGGTGGATCTATAACTGTCACCCGCGAGGTTGCCATGCAGCCTGATGGTGAAAGCCCGATCATGCTATCTGATTCGCAAATCAAAAAGAATCAAAAGGCTCGCAGGGACTTGATACTCAACGCACTTGGGATTACTGGGGAAATTCCTGAAGAGGGAATTACATGGCGCGGAACATTCACGCCCGATCAGATCCAAAACATCAAGAACCTGCCGGAGAATGTTGTTCCCAAGGCAATCAAGGATGTAATCTTGTCGATGAACGAGACGCTGGCATCTGGAGAAGGCCAACGCTGGCTTGCAGAGTATTCGCCAACCTCCGGCAAGAAAGGGAAGAGAAAGTCGCTGATGATGAAGCAGTATGATGTGGTTCCGATTGGAATGCACTTTACGAAGGACGGGAATTTCAACGTAACAGTCATTTCTGCCACTCGCCTCTTTAATAAGATCCACGCATGGGGTGCTGAGTTCCCACATATTCTTGATATGTGGAACGGAAGCAAGTCAGAGTTTTTTAATGACTTTGTTACCAAGTACCTTGCAAACTGGCAGGCCGGACGAGAGGGATGGGAAGGACTGGATGCTGATGAAACTAAAGCAAAACTCAAACGCGACATCTTTAACAACTTCTTGAATCTAAAAGACAAGGATACTGAGTTTAAGAATCAAAACCGCTTTTATCTCAAAGGAAAACAAGCTGACCTTGATCGCACGATTATGTCGATGAGAGCAGACCATGTGTCTTCACTCCAAAAAAGCAACGCTCAGAATATACCAGTCGATTATTACAAGGCAAAGATCAATGCCATGCCGGAATCCGGCTTGCCTTACGAAGAGCGTCCAGAAGAAGGTGAGACAGCTCCCCGTGTTGAGGAAGAACGCAGGCCGTCAGCTATCGACCTTGGCATTACCGCCGCGCACAGCAAGGAGGAAAAACCGTTTGGTGTTAGGTATGTATCTCCACAGCGCGATGGCGAAACAAAGGATGATTATGTGAACCGCATCATGGCGGCGCGAGAGGAAATGGAAAATCAAGATACCTCGTACAACCCGATTGCTGGATCACAATATGATTACATGGAAGCGTCTAGGAAAGTTGGTGGTTCTGGGCTGTTCTTCATGCCTGCTAGCATGGAGATCCGCGAGGAGGGAACCAAGCAGCACCTTGAGTTCTTTGACCGCGAGCTAGAGAACAGCGGAATTAAGGCCAAGCCTGCAACGATGGCGGCACTGGATGCGTTTATTCATAATTATGTTGGTGAAAAGTATGGAGCGTATGTTTATGGAGGCGCACCACCAAAAGGTGAATTATTTCCCAAAATCGACCCAGAGAAGATCAAGAACTACTACCAGAAAGTGGTTCGCAACGCTACGCCTGCACAGGCGGCAGATTTTCCACCAGACTGGCTTCGCATCCGCAACATGAGCCAGCAAGAATTTGACAACTCATTTAATCAAGATCGCGTAGACGAGATCACGCAATTCAGGGTTAATGCGCTTGCAAAGAGCGCGAATTATTTACTTTGGGAGATGAAGGAGTCAAATCAGACGGATTTACAAAAGAAAATCAATGAAATAAATGATGCTTTTGCAAGTGGTGATATTGGGCTATGGGAAGAAAAGCAAGCGGAGTTAGAAAAGCTAAATGGTGACACATATGAGAATCTTCGCAATCAGGCGTTTAGAGGCTCCTACACCCCAGCCGAAGTAGCCGCAATCCTCAACACCTCCGCCAAGTTCAGGGTGAATGCTGGCTACAACGAAAGCGGCGAGATGGTTCCCCTCATCCAGAACATCTCCAACGGAAACGAGGCTGTTCCTAACGAGGTTTCAGGAGCAACCGCTTCCAAGATTGCTGACTATATGCGCCAAGGGATGTCCTCAAAGGAAGCCTATACAAAGGGCGTATTTGATGTCATCCAAGCTCGCGTAAAGAAGCGCGGAGTCTTCACAGGGTGGAAGAAATACGACCAGTCAAGCGACATGGGTGACGCAGAGACGCTGAACGCAGATTGCGCTGGAACCAAATGGTGTACTGGTGGAAGCGTAGGAACTGCAAACAGCCACCTCTCTGGTGGTGACTTCTACCTATATTTTGATCAGGGTGAGCCACAGGTAGCAATCCGCACCGACAATGGTCAGATTGCAGAGGTGCGAGGTCGCGGCGATTCACAAAATATTACCAAGCCTGAATATGACAAGAAGGCAGAGGAGTTTATCAGGAGCGGAGAAGGCCCGACTGGAGGAGAAAGCTACCTGTATGACAGAGATTTTAGGAAAATGGCAGTTCAGGTTATGGAAACTGGAAAGGTTCCTGAAGAGGCTTACAAATACTACAATCAGCTAGGAATCTTTATTCCTCCACGGGCGCGAATGGCTCGCGGAGATTTTGATCAGGAATATATTGCTCCATTTAGGGATCATGCCCCTACGCAAGCAGATATTTTCGATGAAAAGACAGGTGTCTTAAAGACATCGTATGATTACTCTTTCAGGGACAAAGAACGGGACAAATATAGGGTTATTAAAGGAGATATTAACTTTCCTCAAGGTCTTCCTCCGATTGGAGGAGGGGTTGTTGATCTGCCAAATCTTGAAGAATGCGGAAACATTGATGCCGCATCATTTGGATCTGTATCATTGCCGAAACTCAAGAAATCTGGATTCCTGAATTTCAAGCGAGTTGAAGGTGATATTGACATACGCTCACTTGAAACTTCTGGAGATATTCTTGTTAATAAATACAGATATAATCTTAATCTGCCGCAACTAAAAAATTGCGCTGACCTAATGGCGGGCAATGTTAAAAGTATAAATGCTCCTAACCTAGAAGAATGCAGAGACATAGACTTTACACGCCGTGGAGAGATCTATCTTAAAGAGCTTACACTTCCAAAACTGGAAAAGGCAGGGAGAATCCTTGCTGATTATTCTAATAGTGTTGTGCTTCCAAGGCTCAAAGAATGCACCAATCTTTTTGCAGTTGATTCTGGTTATCTTTATGCTCCTGAACTAAAAAAAGTTGAGTCTATCAATGGGGCAAAAACAACAATTATTCCAAAAATTGATAGTTGGGACAGAATTAAGGCAGTTGGAGCAAAGGAAGTAGTAGCACCAATGGAAGCTCTTTTAGCTATTGATATTAGCAAAGATTATTTAGGCGGGAATGTTCGTTTTGTGAATTCCGACAATGGAAGGATTTATGATTTTGATGCATTATCCAAACCGCAATTTGTTTGGGCTGATGTAACACCAAATGAACTCCCACCTACAATTAAAGAAGACACTCTTAAATCTGGTTATGCTGAAGGAACAAAAGTAAGCGCGGCGGCATTTGAAACAGGACACCCTAGAAACGAACTTGTATATGAAACAGGAAAATCTCACGAAGAGATTATGCCATTCCCTCTTTCTGACATCGAAGGCGCAGAAAACAGGAAATTCAACAGAATTGAAAGAGAGGGATGGCGTTATGGTTTTGAAATAGTTTTTCCAGATGGATCGAAAAAATTTGTTAGTCGCAGAGAGGCATTCAAAGTAGCAAAAGCCGCTGGACAATTACGCGAACCTAAAACAGAAGCTGAAAAGGTGGACACCCTTCGCGGAGTCCTGCACAGCGACATGGTTGATTATGAAGGAAAAAGCGGCATCTCCTTCATGCCTGCATCCAAGCTAGACGAGGCACACGCCAAGGCTATTGAGTCTGGCGATATGGAGGAGGCGCAGAGGCTGGTGGATGAAAAAGCAAAAGAAATGGGATTCCCAATTGCATATCCTCTCTATCGTGGAATTAGAAAAAAACTAAACGAGAGTAGAGTAATGCAAACACAAGGAGGTCGTGCAACGCTTTCGTTTACTGATGTACCAGAGGTTGCTAAACTTTACACCCATGATAGAGACATGTTTGGAGGAATAAAACCTTCAGAAACAGGAAGTGTAAAGAAGGTATATCTAAACCTAAAAAACCCTTTGGATTTGCGTGAATACGGAACAAAAGTAAATCTTGGTGAAATTATTGAAAATTATACAAATTATGATTTCCGACCAAATACAGAAGAAGACCCAAATACTACTTTTACAATTGAAGACTTAAAAAAATTATTTGTAAGGTTACAGAAACTTGAAAAATCCACTCAATTTGAAAGTGACATACAGGCTTCTGATAATGAAGGTATGTTTCGTTTAAGGCATTTTGGTGATGTGCGTGAAGCAATACAAGAATTAATTGATAATGACGATGCTGATCTGCCAGAAAAAATTGACAATATTCTTCAAGGAATTGAATTAGATACTTATGCATTAGCAGATAATCAATGGTTCATAAAAGCACTTAAACAAAGAGGTTATGATGGGCTAATTCATAAAGACACGATTGAAGCTGGAAAAGAATTTTTTAATGAACAATCAGTTGCAGGAAAGCCGATTGAAGAAGTCAAAGGAATTGATGTTGAGGATGATTATTCACACGACACATATCGTCCATTTGAATCGTCGCAGATAAAACTATCAGACCCTGCAACCTACGACGACCAAGGCAATCTGATCCCACTCTCACAGCGGTTTAACCAGCAGAGCAACGACATAAGGTTCATGCCGAAGAGCGATGATAATAATGAGAAATACGATGCCTCAATCCATGATGGTGGAATAAACGCTTTCAAAGAAAAACTAAAATCTTTCGTTTATTCATTGCCTGATCCTTCAGAAGAAAATTACGATTTCCATATTGAAAAAGATTCTACTTTTGGTTTAGTCCTAGATTATTTCAGTGGTGCTTTTGATAATTTAGGAGCAAGGTATGATGAACATGGTGCCTCCACAGGAAGCAAATATATTCATATCTCTATTCCAACAGGAGAAGGCGAAACGCTAGAAAACACCTATGAAACAGATAGAGAAAACCACAAGATTACTATCAGAAATCACGATGTGTCTGTGTTTAGAGCAAGAGAGTTTGGTTTTCCAACAAAAGTAATTCAAGTTGATAATTTTGACACAAAGGAAAATGTTCTTAAAGCGGCGACTCGTTTATCTGATCACCTAGCCAATATCCTAGAGCCGTATCGTGAGTATTTGGCTGAAAAAGCAAAGGCAGAAGGACAGCTTAAAGAACCTGAGGACGGCAAGGTCGATTGGGAAGGCTTTAAGACCAAGACGCAGGAGACTGCCAAGCCGTTGGCAGGCATTGCGCCAATTGGTGGAATTAGTTTTAAGCCAGAACAGCAAATTGAACTTGATAAAGCTGACGCAGTTCAAAAGGCAGGCTTTGCCACAAAACTTCCTAAAAAGGTTCCAGCAAGTGGTCATTATACAATTGCAATGCAACTAACAGACGATGGAAGGGAAGTGCAATATCAAGTAGATCCAACATCAACAATCACCCCAAAAGTCGGCTCCATAGAAGACATCAACGGAGAACAGGTTGGAATGCTGGAGGCAGACAGGCACACAACTCGCGGCGACAATATGGGAGGCCCATTACATCCATTCTTGATCTCCAACCAAGTCATTGCACGCCTTCT